CTAAGATGGTTTCCACATGTTTTAACATGTGGGAACTAGCCTTCCAGTAGCCTCGTTTGTACAAGAGGTTGGATGTGGCTAGCCAGGATATCAGTGCACTAGTTTTCCGCCTGTTATCCGGACACAACTGTCTGATGTACGTCGGAGTGACGTCTTCACCATCGTATGCGTCCATTCCGCAACTCTCCCGAAAGTTACCTTCCGAGAAACTCTTGCGAACATTTACCTTGCAAAAGTACTTATGCAAGCTACGAATAACAGCAACCGACTCGTCCGTGGGAACTAATATATCATCCCCATAAACGAATATGTCCTTGCCAACATTTAGAATATTGGATTCGGACAATGGTAGGTTGCGCTCCCTCAATAGGGCCGCTACACAGATCGTGTAGAAGTACATGGCCTCAACTGGGAAACACAGAGCAGATCCCATCGACGCAAATTTCTTCAGTGATATTATGTCACCAGAAGGAAGCTGCGCGCGCTTCGATCGGCATGCGGCGATAGCATCCCTTAAGTCAGGATGCGAGTCGAACATGCTTATAGCGAGCTCGTAGGGAACGAGATCGCTTGCGGACGAAAGGTCAAGAGTTGCTAACCTTTTATCCCTCGAAGACGTCATTGCCAACTCACGGTTGATCGTCTGATCAGTGAAATTCACATGACCAGACGTGTATTCATGAGTCTCAAGCCCTCTAACAATGAGCTTGGAAATTGCCTGTTGTGCATATTGCATGCACACGGGCTCAATCGCAATGATCCGGGGCGTTTTGAGAGTTTTGGGGACGGCTATGACCCTTACGGGTTGTTCGTCATCCTCCGCTATGATCGTGACTTTCTCGAACTCGGCTGAAAACCGTGCGTCTGCATTTGCAAATGCATTGTCTAAAACCGGAAAGTAAGGTTCGAGGCGATCATGCCAATTGCTGAGTTTAAACTTACCGTTTCCAGCAAGTTTCTCAGCAGTAGCTCCAGGTCCATGTTTAGGAATTGCGCAACTAAGAGGGATATTTCCCTCAGAAAGTACGCCAGACCAAATAGCACGGCTAACCTGACAGAAATACGCCAGGTCATCTGGAAGTACCGGCACCTCAAAACAAAGCTCAGATGTGCGGAACTTTGCAATAGCCCTCGCCACCCTGATAGGGGAGCAGGGGACTTGTAGTTTCTTAAAAGCATACGCCATTTGGCGGATGCCCTCAAGTGCTGCAATACTAGGTTCCGCATAAATCCTCCCATTCTTATCGAAGATAAGAGCGAAGAAACCTCGCAGAAATGCGGGGGCCTTCTCGAACTTCCTGAAAGATCGGAAGCTCGATGGCTCGATGCGACCGGCGGCAAGGGACATATCAAAGTCCTTACCGAAAGTCGGAAGGGTTATTGTCAGAAATGACAACCCTTCATCTTCGACTCGGGACATCAAAGTATCGATATCCCGTACATCAAGTGTTACGTCGGTGCACTTGGCTACGGCGTCTTTATAGAGCTCGATAGCCAATTTCGTGAGGGTACTTACGTGGCTTTTCATACTTCCTCCAAAATAGGGGGTTAGTAGTCCAGCCCGCGAGTCTCACCTAGTCCGCGCCACCAAGTGGCACGGTGCAAGCACTTACACCAACAACTACACCCTCAGGACAGCCACCCATTCTAAACGAGTGACCGTCCAGTGTCAACCCCACGACGGGGAAGGCATGAGAGTGCGAGATCGACGTCTTTAAGTTCCCAAACAAATCAATGTTGGGACTCTAGAACGTCGGTCACGTTAGCAGTTGAAAGCCAGACCGCTAAGGCCTGGACAACGTAGTCTATCTCGGCATCGGTGAAACCATATTCGGGTTCATCAATGACAAGATAACAACCCAGATCCTTATACTCATTTACTGAGGTAAGGGGGTCTGCTGCAACGACACGTTTGTCGCAGCGAACCATACGTCGAGTCCTTCCTTTACTCTCTTGATGACTAATAGTCATCTTGACAGCAGAAGTTGGATCTTCGTATTCTGAACGGTATCCGTCCGATTTAATTCGGGCGCATACAAATGGGACTGCGTTGATAGTAAGTGTTTGTGGGTCGGTGAAAGCCATGGGCTACCTCTGTCGAAATTTAATGGATCATTAATTAAATGAGACGGACAGCTAGTCCGGGAGATCAACCCCAGCTTTGCAGTATACAATCCGACTCGTGAGTGGTCTTGGGTTACCTCAGCCTAGATAGACCAAGGGCTGCCAAGATCGACCACTGACGCGCAGTAAAATCACTGTTCGTCAGTCCGAAACCAAAAGGCGAGGCCGCAACGCGGGATTTGCGAATGTACTCCGCATACCACGTTTCTGTCATGGGCCCGGTAGGTAGTTTGTAATTATTCCTACCTTCGTAATCCACCCTTTGTGAGGTGGTTCCCATGACATACGCGTACTTCGCGCAGAGGTTGTCAAACATTATGCTACTCATACTGGCCATTACATCGCCAATATTTGTAACCCAGTCCGACAACCAACTCCAAGGTGTCAACTCCCAAATGAGGCTAGGTGATGGCCGTAAGCCAAATAATTGGCTGTAGGCCGCAACGTTCCAGCGCCAGGTCCCGTAAGTATGTGGGATCCAGTACTTGAACCTGCCCTTAAACCAGACATGTTGACTGTTAGTACGGTCAAGATGCTGATAGCCCCATGGGGCATTGAATAGTGGTGTAACCGGAACCGGCCAAAGGCCGGGCGTGTTGTTATAATCTAACACGCGGGTCGTCTCACTACTCGATGTAATAACGCCGCCCCTCTTTACCCAGTGACCATTGTCTCTACGCAACTGTCGTAGTCGCGTATCGAGTACAAAGCAACTTTTGTAGAAGCTCTGCAGGTCACGGATGAAGGGTAACCAGCCGTACTGGCTGTTCAGCCAATGTTCAGCGACACTTTTCGGGCCAAAGCCCGATCTGCGTCCGCCGGCAAATCGCCATAATCTGGCGAAATCCTTGGCTGAGGTCTCCAACATGCGGGGTAACTCGTGCAATTCGCCGAGAAACACTCCGACATCTGATGAAGATCTGGTGGGCCGGAATTTATTCCAGCCTGTGGCGCCGTACCCAAAAACGTTACCATGATCGCTAGCCCGAAAATTGGTCAGCGAATTCCAACTTAGAAAGCCGAAGAGCGAGACAGCTGGTATGTGTCTGCCCTTGTATGCGTAGTAACCTTTATACGCATTAACGTTGGCTTTCGGGACGAATGCATCGGTGAAGTACTTCCACGAGTCGAAAGCTCCACCTGACTTGTAGGGAGGACCGGGATGAAGTTCATCTCGGACCCACTCCAACGCATCGTAATACACTAGAGGATTGCCTATATAACCCTTTTGATGAACAGTTGGGTTAGAC